GAGGCTTTCAAAACACCTTATTCTCAATTAACAACGAAAGCTAATTTTAACTTTAAAAGGAGATTTTAGTGGGTAAAACTGTAAAAAAAGGCAGTGAAGATGCATTAAACCAGGCGTTGGACAAGTTAGTAATGATTAGTCCAAACAAGAAAACTTATGATGAGTTAACGAGTTTGATGTTTCAGTTGTATTGTGGAAATGACTATGGTTTAGGAAATTTTAGTTTATCTTTTCTCGACAAGATCGAGTCTAGATGGCAATCAGGAAGAAAAAAGGTAGCTCAGGCTAAAGGTTTGAAGCTGGTTGTCACAAATGCGTAGCCACGGTGTAATCCATAATCCATATCTTTTCCCGCATCGTGGTTATGCAGATGTCCAGGACAGTTAAGGATTTTGTAAAAAGAACTATTTATTTTGTAGATGCTCTGGACGGGGAACAGAGAACTCAGTACATTGATGACATTTTAGACGACTACCACTTCGTAAGATCACAGAATTATCCTAAACCAACCGTTAAGAAGTTTTATGAGTTATTCACCAAACTTGTTAAAAAATTTGGGCATTAAATTAGCGATGATGTTCACGCAAGAAAAACGTCCAGCTGAGATAAGATTATTTCAAGCTATACTTTTGCAGGCATTTGAAGATTCGTTGTCTATGAGTGGGTTTAAAAGAGAAACTTATTGGAAAGAAGATAGTTACAAATGGTTCTTGGAGGATAGTAAAGATTTTCAATATGTGTGTTGGAATGCTGATATGGACCCGCAGGTGGTACGTGATGAGTTTGTTAAATTAATGAAAAATGGAAAAATAAAATTTACAGAATTACAGAAGTCATGGATTAATTATCGAGAGTTTTATAAACATTATCGTAATGCGAAGACTAAGGAAGAAAGAGAAGAAGTAAAAAGAAAAATTTATTCAGATAAAGTAAGAATAAAATAAGGTCATGGTGGTCTAGAGGTTATTCCTCCTGGAGGAACTAATAACCAATTGAGAGCAAAGATGACTTTAAACCCCCAGGAGCAATTCAAAGAATGATCTTGTTCAAGGATCATAGAATAAATATACCAGAATACCGGTTACCGGACAATGGAAAATATTTACTATATAGATATCTCAGACTAATGAACAAAAGAAAGTACCCCAGGGGGTAATAATGGTGTATCTGGTGTATCTAAACGTCTATTAGTCAAGTATATCAATGGTTTTAATCGATTTTAGTGGTGTATCTATGGTGTATCTATGGTGTATCTTGGATACACCAGTCTTGCGGGAACGCAATCAGAAGCTTTAAGGGGTATTACTTTGTGATGAAATAATCTATATAGTAGAAATATGAGAGGAATAATATTCAAAACAGTAAAAGAAGGATTTAGAAGACTTCATAAAGCTCATAAAGCTGAAGTAAGAAGAAATAAAAGAAATAAAGGTGCAACTCCTGTAATTCCTTTGTCGTTGAAAAAGGCAGATTTCAAAAGAAAAATACGGGGAACTAAATTTACTGGAGCTGCTGAATTTAAAGCTCAACCAGGTTTAAAAAGAAGAATAAGAGTTGGTATTGAAAGAGCAAAAAGAGAAAAGAAAAAATTTAGAACTCCTATAGTATATGGTAAAGCGTATGCATCAGATAAAAAAGGTAAAACCATGCAGATACAACCACTAACTTCTGCACAGAGAAAACAAATGAAAAAAGAAATGGCAGCGTCTGCTGATAGAAATTATAAAAAAGTAAGATTAAGAAAATTTGGATATAATGATGGTGGTGGTGTGAAAAAATTATTATTAGGTGGGTTGTTAACCAAAGGTATTAAATCTGCATACAAAGCTTATAGAAAAGCAGGTGGTAGAAAAACATCTGATATTATGAAACAACCAGTAAGAGGCGCAGGCAAAAGATCTGATGCAAAAGATGATGTGAAGTTTGGAATTAGACTTCATGGTAAAGGTAGATATTTATCTCAAAGAGAAATTAATAAATTGATGAAGTAATGGGTGGGCTTACAAAAAAAGAATTGAGAACTGAAAAAGATCTCACACCAAAACAAAAAATGTTTGTAGAGATTATGGTACAAGACCATGGTCAAATTACTCAGGCAGAAGCATTAAAGCGTGCAGGATATGATTGCAAAGACATTAACAGTGCAAGATCAACTGCATCTCAACTATTGAATAGAAGAATAAATCCTCATGTTGCAAAGTATTACGACAAGAGGTTTGAACAAGAAGTTAAAAAATATGAGAGTGATAATCTCAGACGTTACAAAAGATTTGAAAGACTTGCTGACAAGGCAGAAAAGAAAGATCAGTTTGCTGCAGCTATAAATGCAGAATATAGATCTGGCCAATTAGCAGGTGCATTCATTGATAGAAAAGAAGTAAGAGTAACAGGTCTGGAGGGTATGTCACGTGAAGAGCTTGAGAACAAACTCAAAGAGCTTTCAGAAAAAATCGATGGCCACAATGCGAAAACCATCGAGATTGAATCTGAAGACACAGCACTTATTAAAAAAGGCTAGTTGGTCTACATGGATCAAAGTCTTCAATCAAGTACACAACTCCACAATGTTTACATCTGTTGGAACTGTATCAGTGAGGATAAATGAGAAAAAAAATAGCAATACCAAAAAAAGTAAAAGCAGAGATAGATAAGTATCCAATGGTTTCTGTTGAGTGGTACGATATTGTTTCGAACAGCTCATGGTCTTCATTTGAAGAATTAAAAAAATCAAAGCTAGCTACCTGCATCACCAAAGGTCATCTATTAAGTCAATCAAAAGGTGTTACAAGATTGTTCGGAGATTATTCATTTGCTGATAATGGTGTTGACATTGAGAGTATAGGAAATACAACAATCATACCTAATTCAGTAGTTAAGGAAATAAAAAAATTAAGTTAATTAATGACTGTAAAAGCACAAGAATCTAGACTATGGCAAAAGGTCAAGAAAGGACTAAACAAATGCTTTTTAACACGCATAGAATCTAGCACAATCAATGGTATTCCTGACATACATGCTGTTACAGATTCAGAAGTATTTTGGATTGAACTTAAATCCGATGAAGCTAATTATCCTAAATTAAATAAGTGGCAAATCGTATGGATTAACAAATATATTAAGGCAGGTGGTAAGGTAATTATCTTGGATGAGACCCTCTCGAAGAGGTCTCTTAAACTGTACAGACCGGTGTCCAGTTTCACTGATCCTCGTTCCCTGGTCTCGTTTGCCTCGTTCTCGTTCCCGTTACAATGGCCCACGGTCCAGCAGCGCATCCTTCAGGAGCTGGGACAGCAGGAAGCTGCAGCGTGATCTCGTTCTCGTTGACAAACCTCGCTCGTTCTCGTACAGCGAACACCGACTGGTCCCTGCCGGAGCTGCATCTGGATCCAGCCCGTGCAGCGTGCGGAAGCTCGTGTCATTTCCCGCCCCTCGTTTCTTTCCCTCTTTGTTAGTTAGCGGGGGGCAGGTGATGGCATGCTTCAGGATCTCGTCTCGTTGTCAAGGGAAAGGTCTCGTTCTCGTTTGACAAACAGCACTGGCCCGTGCAGCGTAACTTCAGGACTGTAGCTCAGGAGCTGGTGGTGGAGGCGGAGGTGAAAATTTCTGAAAGAAAGCTCTTGACATATCTCCCATCAGGTCTTATGTAAGGTCTGACTAACAAAGGAGGATCTCGATGAAGCTCGAAAAATTAATCAAGAAAGTTAACAAGGAGAATGCGCCACCGGATGGATGGTCCGCTCAAGATGCCGTGAAGGAAGACAAACCTGAACCAGGTAAAGTATACGCACTTACTGGTGGTCCCGGGGCACGCTGCATTGCTAACGGTCACTCATGGAAGGACAGTGTCGTTGGGGACGATCAATGAAGGCCTCGTCTCGTTTGCAATTGGCCTGGCACCAGCAGCAGGTAACAGCTGGTGCATCACCCGCCAGGAGAAGCTCGTGGAATTAGTAGCGTTGTACCTTGTTTTCCTATTTATTTATCCTGAAGCCGTGTTACTTCTGACTGGACTCTTCGTTCTCGGTATAGCTGCTGCGTTCTAACCTCGCTCGTTTGACTGACAGCTGGCACTGGCAGCGTGCACACAGAGTTCAGGGGGCTGGGCGCAGGAAGCTCTGGTAAGAAGAATGGTTTGGTAAACTAGTTTAGAATTATTCTAAAAAATAGTTGTTGCATTGATTGGTGGGATTTGATAAGAGCAGGAACAAACTAACAATTAACAAAAGGAAAAGTTATGGGATTAGACCAACACGCACACCTAAGAGGCACAAATGTCGATTGGGAAAAATACTACAACGAAGAAGATTATGGAGATAAAAATAATGTCTTCGTTTGGAGAAAACACGCAAGACTTCAAGAGTTCATGGCAAAGAAATGGGCAGATCAAAACCCTGCTGTAAAAGTTGAAGGACATCTTGCACATTTAGGTTTCAATGGCGATCAAGAAGCACCATGTTATTTAACTAAAGAGGTCGTTGATGAGTTAGGGGAACAGATACAAAAAGGTTTCGCTGACTATCACGCAGAAGATGGATTTTTTTGGGGGCAACAATTCCAAGAGGATTCGGTTAAAGAGTACAAAGAGCAGGACATCAAGTTTTTAAAATTCTGTCAACAAGCCATAAGCGAGGGCAAGGTTGTAGAATATTGGTGTAGTTGGTAATGCCAAAAGATAGAAAGGTAGAGGCGACATTTGTCGCCTCGCCTCGTTCTCGTAAGAGAGGTCAACAAGCCCAAGATGAGTTCACCAAGCGAATGCAGACGCTGGTGCAGGGGTTGGAAAAAGTAATGCAACTAGAGGTAGAGCCAAATGTTAATACCATTATTGATAGACTTAATAAAAAAGATAAAAAAAAATTAAATTAGTTCTTGTAATGGGATTGCATAAGATATAAGAAGAGAGGGCAATCATAAGATTGTATAACTTAACAAAGAGGTAAAAATGCAAAAAGCAAAAAAGCTAAAGCAAGAAGAAAAAAAAGTAGTTCTTGCATATGCAACACTAAAGCTAAAAGCAAATAGACTTAACAAAGAGTTAGACAGCATGAAAGAACATATTGTTAATCTATTTGATAGAACAAACCAAAACTTAATTATTGTTCAAGACGAGCATGGAAATAGTTTTGGATTACAAAAGATTAACAGAGTTAGAAAATCTTTTGATAAAGATAAATTTAAATTAGCACATTTAGATTTATGGAATGAACACCAAAAACAAATTGCTTATTGTGAATATAAAGCTATTGGCGAGGTATCTAATGCCCAATAATAGTTTAATCAATATTGCTCAAGTATTAGCTGAAAGGGTTGGCGAGAAATCGCCAACTCAATTACAAGACATGGTTATTGATAATGGAGTTAAGAAACAACTCAATTATGAAATCATGTTTCAGTTGTTAATGGGCGAGTGTGAGAAACACATACTTGAAAATGTTGGCAACCCTGTTGTTGATGAGTTCAAGGACAACATACTTAAAAAGTTTAGTACACTTGTACAAACATTAACACCTACTGAATAACATCTGACAAACCAATGGCGCGATTGCGCCATTGGTGTACCTACCACATAGCAAGGCTCATAATTTACTTTGACAACATTTACAGGTTTCTACCTGTAAATTCGCGTTCAGGGGCTAGTGCAAAACCGACAAAGAGGTTTACAAAGTAGGATATACAAATATACTAGGGTCCCAAACGGTATGAACATAGAGCATCTATCAGAAGACGAATTAAAAGACTTAATCTTGAAAAAGCAGTTAGAGTGGATCAAGTTATGCCAGGATGATTTTTTAGTTTTTGCAACTGCTGTTTGGCAAGATTTTATATATAGAAAAACAGATGATCCCAACAACTGGGGGCACCATCAGATTATTGCAAATGCATTTCAAGACATAGCCTTTGGCGATAAAAAGAGGCTCATTATCAACATGCCACCAAGACATACAAAATCAGAATTTGCATCTTACCTGTTTCCGGCATGGATGATTGGTAGGAATCCTAAGATGAAAATTATGCAGGTATCACACAACGCAGAACTAGCTTCAAGGTT